GATGTCTCTTGAATAGCTTCCCGATTTCAACCATTGTCATCCCTGACTCTCTGAGTTCATTCATGAGATAGCATCTGCGATAGCTATCTTCTTGGATTCTTGACTTTCCTGAAAGGTTGTCTTTCTTGATTAGTTCTTTTATTTTTTCGATGTTGTTCATGTTAGAAGTTTTGCTCCACCCATTGGCGGAAGGATTGTTGTATTTCGATTTGTTGTTGGAAGACTTCCATTGTGCATCCTGTGAGTATAGTTGCATCCACCTTTTGAATCTCCTGAAGCAGCATGGTTGCCTTCTGCTTGATAACTTGCTTGAATACTCGTTGATCGTTTAAGTCCTCGATGAAGTCACCAAGTACTGGAAGCACACCACATAGTGCGAGAAGTTTTTGTTCTTTGGTCATATCGGACTCACTTTAAATTTACCATCATTGTATCTGCCTGACCACATGAGTTCACTTTTGTACCAATAGGCGAGTGATTTGCTGTGGAAGTTCCACTCCTGGACAACCTTGGTCCCGATGTGGTATGTTAGTTTGAATTTCATATCTCTTGGTGTTTAATTTCACAAATTCTACGGTATAGATCGTGGTTGAATGTTGTCCAATATCGGTCAAGGATTGGTCGGTTAAATGAACCAACCCCATTCATCTTCGTCATCGTGCGCTCGGACAATGGCATCCTCAAAGTAATTGTTTTCATAGGCTCGAGCGATGTACTCATCGCATTCTTTTGTTTCCTTAATAGTAAGATGTTCAGCATATTGTTTATTTATTATTTTGTAGTTCAACATATCGACAACCAAGATGGTGTACTCGGCAATGATGTGACCATTGGTTGGTGTATCTCCATGGTCCTCGAGTTCGATTTCAATTTCTACTCCAGCAGTGGTCATCGTGGTGAAGTAGTCACCCATTTCAATTATTGTACTTTTCATTGTAAACTCTTTGAGCATATTTGACATAACTTCCTTTTAGTTCATAGCTTTTATTCAGTGTCTTTTTTGTCTCTTTTGTACCTAAGACAGGAAGAGTATTTGTGGACACCAACCAAATCATGAAGATTGTACCTGCGATGAATGTTACCACACCACCGAGAATCTGACGCTCGTCTTGGTTGAGGTCAGAGAATAAGAATTTAATTGTTTTCATTTTCGATTGTTCTTAATAGTTCATATATTGTGTTCCATCTTGCACAAGCTAATTTGTGCGCCTGACTTCCATCACCAAAAACAATCTTTGCATTTGATGCAGCCTGGTAGAGATTCTCTTCCTGGCTTCTGATTAGTTCTAAAATTTGTTCTTTGTTCATAGTGTTTGAATTTTGCTGTGCGTTATGGATGCGCACCCCCCGTTTTTTTTAATTAGATACTTTTTAACTCAATTACTTTAGATGGGCAACACCAAGCTATTTTTTTACCTTTTGGAGTTGTTGTACCCTCATAAGTTTGTACTCCCCAACATTCAACAAGTTGAACATTGTAAAGAGTGATTAAATCGTTAACATAAGTTTTTGTTAACTTGTCGAATCTTGCGATTGGTGATAAATAAGTGATAGTTTTCATAGCGTTGTTTTGAAATTTATACTGCGAATTTATAGAATAGTTTCATATCTGCAAAACTTTTTTCACATTTTTTTTCATCTATGCACAAAATAACACAAAAAAAGGGGCGTTTCCACCCCTCAAAACAATTATGAACCCTCGAATTTACAAAGGAAACTTCATACTATCGATGTTTTTATAAACTTTTTTCTGACCATCTCGCTCGATTCGCTCGGATTCAAAGAAAAGAATGCGACCTCCGGTTGGTTTAACAGGCGCACCACGCTCAACGTGCCATCCTTTGGAGCCATCACCGTACTCTTCCTTGTATGTTCCTGTGAGCATCAGGTGAATCTGCTTGTGTTCATGTCTCCAACCTGTTTTTGAATGGTTTGAGATGGTATCTCTGACGTCATTACGGGCAGCATTCTCGTGGATGTGACCCATTGTGAACACATCGAAGTCCTCATACATCTCCAATGCCCTGGTGAGGTTCAATGCTCCCTTGGTGACTACACCACCACCACCTGAACCATGGAAGTACTTTATCTTGAATGATGAAACGACATTGCTGTCAAATGTTTGGCGCACTACAATCCAACCACCATATCCTCCAGCATAGACCTGAGTGCCATTCTTGTAGTTCAGAAGGTCAACGAATCTCTGAAGGATGTCGGTCTCTTGATATTTGATGATTGCGGTCTCATGGTTGCCATATCCGATGACAGTTAGGAGGTGTGCATACGGTGACCACCACTCAACAGCTGTCTCAACGATTGAATCCAAGTACTTTGCATTGTTGTGTTCAGGCCTGATGTCTGACTTGTTCCCTCTGCGATCACCACGACCTTGCATGAGGCAGAAAAAGTCACCGTTAACCATGATGGGAATGTTGTTGTCCTTGCAATATTCGAGGTCTCTCTTGAGAAGATTCCAATCGCATTTGGGATTGTCCCAGTGGATGTCAGAAAGCATTGCAATCTTGACTTGTTTTCCATCCATCTGAATCTCGTGGATGTTCTTTGCGTGTTTTTTTACAATCATAGTTGTGTTTTGGAGTACCTGAAGAGGTACATGGTTCCCATTCCAATAGCAAAGCCAAGAATCAGAACCCAAAAATTTGGTTTTGCCTTTTGGCTTTTGTACTTTGCCACCTCAATCTTCTGCACTTGGCGAATGGTGTCTCTCTTGAGTCGATATTCTATGCGTGTTTGCCATCTCGTTTGAGGCACATAAGACGTCTTGTATTGAATTATTGTGTCTTTGGTGGTGTAATACCTCTCATATACGATTTGATTGTCTCTAATGACAGGAAATGAGTCGACAGTTGTGATGCGAATTGTGTCACCTACCTCCTCACATCGGTATCCTTTTTTCATTGCTTTGCGCAAATGGTAGTTTGCCGAGCAACCTGTCACAATTATTACGAGAATTAGTGACAAAAAATAAAGGGTATAGCCTGAAAGTTTTTTCATTTTGTCAGGTTATAGGTTTAAAATTCGTTAAGTAGACAGTATGTCACTGACTTCTGCGTCTTGGTTGCTCTGATAAATGTACGATATTTATCCATGTCATTCACTACCTGGCAACCTGCTGACCACCATCCGATGGTTGCACCTGTATTGTCTTGAGTGATATCGTATGTGTTTGGATGGAAGTTGATACCGAAGTATCCGGTCTGAACTTGACCGATTGCCTCGCTCTTATCATCCTTATCGGTGTCTCTATTGACTGCGATGGATGAGCCAAGCTGAAGGAGTGCATCGACCTTGCCATTGTGTTTGCCAAACTTCCAAAGATTGTAGTACCATGAGTCAGCAACCACCACAGCGGCACCTGATTTGTTGACCTTCTCGAATTGCTTGAGTGTTGGTGTACCTGGATTGGTGGTACCTGATGCGACTGCAATGAACTGCTCACCCTTAAAGAGATAGAACTTGTCATCGAATCGATTCGGTGTGTCTTCATTAGATCGTACACCAAGAATCCAATGGTCTGAAGGAATGCTATTGAAATTGCGCAGCGTTTTGACCTTATCGAGTAGCTGCTTGTCGGTATATGCTCTGACCATTTGTCCAGTTTTTTGTCCGTTTTAATGGACATTGTATTATCTATATTTCACCAAATGTGCCTTGTATTAAGTACTTTTGACGTGATTTAAGTAAAATAACCATACTCTTATTTACTTTTAAGGTGCTTAACTAAAATAACCCCGCCATCATTGACGGGGGTTTTTCGGTTAAATCGGTTTACTCAACCAATAACTTGCACCGTCAGTTACTTCCAACCATCCAACTCTTTCTTGGACCTGGTCACAAATCTGCGCATTGCTGCAAGGATGTTCTTGCCTGTCACACTTTCATACGATTCGTTGATGCTCTTCACCTCAACCACTACGCAAAAGAACGCAACAAATTTTGTCATGATTAACTCAACTGCAATGAAGTGAGCGATGATATCACCAGCAATGAACCTCTCAATCAAGAACGTGAACACAATACCACCCGAATAGAGCGCTGCCTTACCAAGTGTGTCACTCAATCTGCGTGATTTGAATGATGCCCAGCCATTCTTTTTGACTGAGCGCCAAACTCCGAATATAGTGTCAATGAATATGGCGAGGATGGCAACCAATACCAATGGTTGCACTGGAGCGAGTACGGTAAACAATGAAGCGAAAATTGCGAGTGTTGTGTTTTTCATCAGATGACTAATATTGAGTTGTTGTAGCCATTATCTCGAGGATATCCGCACTCCCATTTGCCGTCATAGAAGCAATCGCCTTGACACATATTGCACTCGACTTGTGGTCGAAGGTCAGTGTCACGATTCTCGTGGCTCGTGAATATTGGATATTCTGCTTTGTTTTTAATCAGGTAGCGAATCAAACGCATCTCAAAGAATGAAGCCTTCTGAGCATAGTGTTCCATGCCGAATGCTACCTCAGAACGAGTGACAGGTTGTGAGAAGTCACCACTCTGCTGTTGGAGTCCTTTGTTCTTTAGCTGATATGTCAATCCAAAAACAGCATCCTCAGCTGAGCGCCAAGCGATGACAGGTTGAATGAACTTGACAAGTTGCTCCTCTTCAGGTGTTAGCGTTTGGTTGTTGTAGGCATCAAGCAGATGGTTGTAAAATACGGTGCCAAGTATCGGCATCACTCGAAGCTGCGCTTGAGTTGCCACATATGGGAACACATCAGTCACATCCACATTTGCGGTGATGGGTGTGTTGGTCTTGAGATAGTTTTCAGTGATAAAGTACAACATCAGGCTTGAGGTATTTGTGGTTGTGCTAATGCAGCTGCTTGTGCTTGAGTGACGTCACCACCTTCAATCGGTGGAAGTGATGCCAATGCTCTGACCTCGTTAACAGTCATCTGCTCGAGGACCTTGGTTGCTACCAATGGACTCATTGCATTGAGCGCATCCTGTGTCTTGGAAGCATCTCCCTCGATTTCAACGATGGTTTCATTGATGATTTGGAAGTTGTTGATTTGGAACTCAGCCATGCTCAACTTGGCAATGTGAAGCAACTCATTGAAGATATCTTGAATCTGCTCTCTGAGTGGCATTACAACATTTTTTTCGAAAATGACATACGCTTGTTTGATGTCTGAACCTGAACCGAGTGAACCGGTTGTTCTGACTCCCATCAATATTGGGTCAATTGTGTGGGCAAAACAAATCTGCTCAGTGTTTAATCCGGATGCTTCCTGAAATAGTTTGTCATTTGAGTTGGTTGGTAGACTCTCAATCTTCGGCAACTGCTCCTGAGAGTTCGCAAAGAATGCGGCAGTTTTCCCAGCATTGTGCGCACCTTTGAGTTTGTCGATGGTTTGACGCAGTACGTTTTTCTCTTCCTCAGATTGAGGTCGCTTAGGGAACATGATTGCAAACGATGGGAAGATTGAGTTCTGAATGTTTGACTTTGCGAAGTACGAAAGTTCACCACTCAAGAATGCGAAATTCAATGCACTTGAATACTTTGGCAATGAATACCAATCCTGCCCAAGGCACTCGACCTCATAAACAAAAAGCTGTTCACGATCAGTGCAAGATGGGTGATGTCTCTTGATTTCTTGTACATCGATTCGAGTCGACCAATCTTCACAAATGAAGTACTGATTCTTGTTGCGACCTTTTCTGACCTTCTCAGGAGATATATTCTCTGCCCTGGTCATCTTCATCTTCTCATCAAAAAACAATCTGAAGTAGACTCGGTTGTGTACAATCAATTGCTCGGTTGTGATTCGAGCTGTCTTTCTGAGTTTGATTTTCTTCTCGAATGTGTACAATTCAAGCAAGTCCTTTGGAGTTGCGTTCTTTGTCTTGAGTTCAAATCCACCACCAATGACAGCATTGGTTTTGTAGTCCACGATGGCACCATGAAGTGGTGAGCTGAACACCATTTGATTCAACAGTTGTGGGAACATATTGTCCTGACCAAATGGAATCCAACCTGATGTGGTGTATCTGCCATTGACATATGGAAGAGATAGGTTGGCACCACCAACTTTCAAGAATGGTGTGCTGAACGCATCATAATTGGATGCAATCATCTCAACCTGTGAATCTTTTTTTGCTCTGAATATATCGTACCAAGCCATGTGCTAATCGTATATAGATGAAATTGATGCGCCACTGACAACCATTCGACCCTCTTCAATGACTACTCCTGTGGTATCATCGATTGATGTTGGTGGTATTGTTGATTCGTAGACGCTGTATGTATATTGTCCCTTCATTAGTTCCACATCAACAGGTTCATCCAGGTAGAAGAGATTGAATCTCTCAGGATATGGTGACTCATCGGTGTTGGTGAAGAGGATTGGGTCTGATTCGGGGTTCATTTCGTTCTGAAAAACGAACAAATAATAAGGTGAAGGCAGCGTTGACACCTCTGACAATGTCACGACAATACTATTCACCTCCCCTTTGTTGATGTATATCATTACTTATGTTGCAGATAGGTCTAAATTTGTTCACAATATTCCATTTTGATATGAGATATGTGGTAGAATTTACCACTTAACGTACAACAAAAGGTAAAATTTGTACATAATACTGTACAAAAAAAGCCACCCCGGAGGATGGCTCTCACAACTATGAACAGGAAAAGTTGATTTAGAGGGCAGGAACAACAGCTGCAACAGCTGCTTCCTCGATTTCATAAGCAAGGAAATCATTCTCTCCAAGGAGAGTGACACTGTACTTGCTACCATCGGCACGAGTAGTACCTGAACCTTCACCAACTGCGCTGAGTTGAAGGAATGGGAAGTACCAATATTTGCCGTTCATGTCCTTGACAATAGCATTGAGGTATTGTTGACCAGCACCCAAGATTTTGATTGCTTGAGATTTGTCTTGGTCTCTTCGGTGGAACATGAGGTTGATCGTAGCAGTCACATAAGATGAACCGTTCACGAGGTCGATTGCTGCATCTTCGGTGTAGCTTCCTGTGTTTCTGCGAATTTCAAACGCAGTGTAATCAGGAGCGCCAGCATTCAAAGTGATTGAATCGATGGTCCATGTATTGGTTGCATCCAATGCAAATGTGTCAATGTTATCTTGCTGATTAATCCAAATTTTTTCGATGCCACCACTATTGTTGTCGCACGATTTGACGATTGTTTCTAATGCTTCACAAGCCATTTTGAATAGTTTAATCAGTTAAAAAAAAGAGGGGAGTATTTCATCCCCTCATTGGGATTCTTATGAGTAAAGAACGATCTCAGCACCGTTAACGTGAACGAATCCAACTTTCATGTTGGCACGAGTACGGATGTAAGGCTCAGCAACAGTGTCGCTAAGGTTTACAGCTTTCAACGCTTTGTCATCACCTTCAGCATCGAATGCGTAAAGTAGATTGTCTTTCAAAGTCAATACAGCTGTATCGTTTGGCATACCTTCACAAACAACAACTTTCACACCTAAGTAAGTCAAGGCAAGTGGAGTTGTTACATATGTCATGGTGTTACCTGAAGCAGCAGCCAATTCGTATGCGTTAGCTACGTTAGTAGAAACATACAAGCGAAGGTCAGCTTTTTTGCGGATGATTGCAGCTGGAGCAGCAGCGAAAATCTTAGCTAACTCGGTTAAAACATTACCAGCATTTACGGTTGTGTTAGCAACATCAACAACAGTTGAGTCAGCTAATAAGCCTTTGATGTAACCATCACAAAGAGCAAGAGTTGCATTCTCTGAAGTGGTGTCACCTTGCCAACGGATAAGCTCGATATCTTGACCGATTTGCTTAGCCATTTGGTTCCAGTAGAAGTCCATGAATGAAGCAACTGAGAAGTCACCATTCGAACCTTTTGTCATTTGCAAAGCAACGAAAGATTGCTCAAGGTCAAATTGACAAATTTGTGCCATTGCGCTCAAAGCACAAACATCGATTTCAACTGCTGATAAGTCGTCAGTCGGAGCATCGAATGGACAAGTTGATGATTGGAGAACATTCCCGAAAAGGACAGTTGCCAATTTAGTTTTGCTCTTCACACCTGGAAGTAAGCGGTAGTTCTCAGCGATGTTCTCTTCAGACAAATATGCTTTAGAGTAGAACGCCTCAGGATTGGCTGCTAATAAAGCTGAAGCATCCACATCCAAATCAAAACGGAGTTTTTTAGACATTGTTATTTGGTTTTTATTGATTTACAAATTGTTTAAATTTCGCAAACTTTTCACTCATTGAGAGTTGGGTTGGTTGCATCTCACCCTCATCTTCTGCTTTATCCTCAGCATACATCTC